AAGCATGAGCAACCCTTACAAAATTGATGGCCCAACTTGCATCAGCTTTTCTGGCGGCAGAACAAGTGCATATATGTTGCATAAAGTATTACAAAACGGGGGGGGGCAACTGCCAAACGAAGCTGTTGTTTGTTTTGCCAACACGGGCAAAGAAGAAGAAGCAACCCTTAAATTTGTTCACGATTGTTCAATAAATTGGAATGTGCCAATAGTTTGGTTGGAATGGAGAGATAACAAAGCTGGATATGAAGTTGTTTCATTTGAAACCGCCTCTAGAAATGGAGAGCCTTTTCGTGATATGTGCATAAAGAAAAAAGCATTGCCAAATGGATTTATGCGTTTTTGTACTAAGGAATTAAAAATTGATATTGTTCACAAGTATTTGAAAGATTTAAAGATTGGTACTGATGAAAACCCATGCGATCAGATGGTTGGAATTCGATCAGATGAGCCAAGACGAGTAGCAAAAATGAGAAATTCAAATGGTGCAGATCATAAAAAATTATGGATTGGTGATTTCCTTACGCCTTTGGCAGATGCTGGTGTTGTTTCAACTCATGTCGGAGAATTTTGGGAAAACCAGTCATTTAATTTACAAACACCAATGCACAACGGCAAAAGTTTTCATTCAAACTGCGATCTTTGCTTTCATAAACCAGTTGCTCAAATTGTTTCTCTTATTCAAGAAAAACCAGAAAGAGCTGTTTGGTGGGTAGAAATGGAAAGTTATGCCAAAGATAATTTTGCCAAAAGCGTTATTCATTTTTCTAGAGATCACCCAACTTATGAAACTATGGCTAAGTATTCTTCCCAACAAAAAGATATGTTTGACCCAAATGAAGAAGCAATTGCTTGTTTTTGTGGAGATTAAATGAAACCAGAAGAAGCAACCCAAACGATCAGAGACAAAGCCCCAGCTTACGGAGAAGCCAAAGCACAAAGGGTATATCTTGAAGAATTTAAACGAACAAAACGTGCATTGCTCATGAAAGATGCACTGAAACTTGGCGTAGAAGCGGCAAATGCACAAGAGCGAGAAGCATACGCAGACCCTGCTTATCACCAATTACTCAAAGGTTTAGCACTGGCAATTGAGCAGGAAGAGACCTTGAAGTGGGAACTAGAGGCGGCAAGGCTGGACATAGAAATATGGCGAACCAGAGAAGCAACAAACAGGATGCAAGATAGGTCGCACCAATGAAATGCCCAGAATGTGGAACATGGACAATCGTAAAAGAGACCAGAATAAGCACAGAAAATACACGCAGACGCAGACTTGAATGTGCAAATGAGCACAGATTTACAACTTTGGAGACCATCATTGTTTCAAAAACACCCATACGTCAGAAGCAAAAAACTTCTAAAACTGGTAGCAAGTCTTGACTGTCAACTCTGTGGAACAGAAAATGGAATTCAAGCAGCACATAGCAATTGGGGTGGTGGAAAAGGCAGAGGAATCAAAGCCGATGACAATCTAGTAGCGGCTTTGTGCCAAACTTGCCATTACGACATCGACCAAGGTGCAAAGTGGTCAAAGGCCGAAAGACAGCAAGCATGGAACATAGCCCATTACAAAACAGTCCAAGTCCTGATGGACAATGGGCAATGGCCTGTTGACATTCCTGTACCAGACATAGCAAAATGAATACGCTGACAAAATGCAGTTGCCAGCTTTTGGGGGCTAGTGCTCCCATTTTTTTGAGGACACCATGCTAAAAATTGTGCAAAAGCCTGTGGATAAATTGATACCTTATGTCAACAACAGCCGCACCCACTCTGATGAGCAAATAGCCCAGATTGCCTCAAGCATTAAAGAATTCGGCTGGACTAATCCGATATTGGTAGATGGAGAGAATGGCATCATTGCAGGGCATGGCAGACTTATGGCAGCAAGGAAGCTGGGTTACAAAGAAGTGCCAACGATTGAGTTGAAAGACCTGACAGAAACTCAGCGCAAGGCTTACATCATTGCCGATAACCGCCTGGCACTCAATGCAGGGTGGGACAATGAAATGCTGACCATAGAGTTAAACGACCTATTGGCAGATGGTTTTGCTTTAGAAATGCTGGGCTTTGACCCAAAAGAGCTGGAGGCATTGCTTGAGCCTGAAGTGGTTGAGGGATTAACAGATGAGGATGCCGTTCCTGAGACACCAGATGAGCCAACTACAAAGCGTGGCGACATTTACCAATTAGGTAGCCATCGATTGATGTGTGGTGACTCAACTGCAATCAACGATGTGGAAAAACTTGTTGATAACGCCAAAATTGATCTTTGTTATACAGACCCACCTTATGGAATCAATGAAAAAGGCGATAGGACTGCCAGAAAAACTGGATTAGCTAAAAATCATAATTTAAAAGATTTTAAAGACGATACTATTGATTATGCTGTTGAGGCTTATCAAATTGTTGAAGGCATATTGCAAGTGCCTAGACAAGTTTGGTGGGGCGCAAATTATTATTGTCATGCTTTGCCACAATCTAACAATTGGTTTGTTTGGGATAAGCGTGTAGAAGCCAAAATGACCGACACACAATCGGATTGTGAGCTTGCTTGGGTTAAATCTAAATGGTCAAGTGTAAGAATTTTTAGACACCTTTGGAAAGGTTTTAACAAAGGTAGTGAAAAAAACCAGCCAAGAGTGCATCCAACACAAAAGCCAGTAGCTTTAGCAGAATGGTCATTTGATTACTTTAAAGAGGTAAATACAGTTCTTGACCTATTTGGAGGTAGCGGTAGCACATTGATTGCCTGCGAAAAGACAAACCGCAATTGTTACATGATGGAGTTTGAGCCTCATTACTGCGATGTAATTGTTAAGCGTTGGGAAGACTTTACTGGCAAGAAAGCTGTTTTATTGACAGAAACAGCAGAAACTGCTTAACATCGGACAAATTCCCCTCTATAAATGAATCACACACACGAACCCACAGACGAAACCCGCCGCTTGGTCGAATCCAGTAGCGGATTAGGCTTGCCTCACGAGTCCATTGCCTGCTTGGTGGGCATCGATGACAAGACCCTCCGCAAGTATTACAGGCACGAGCTGGACATGGGCAAAGCCAAAGCCAATGGGCAGATTGCCAAGACGCTGTACAGCAAAGCCGTGGGTGGAGACACCACAAGCCTCATCTGGTGGACAAAGACACAAATGCGCTGGGCTGAGACTGTTAAGCAAGAACACACTGGCGCAGATGGTGCGCCCTTATTGTTTGAGCGCATCGAGCGTGTGGTGGTGGATGCAAAAAATACTGAAGATTGATACCCCTCGCTGGGCATTGCCATTGACAAAGCCAAGCCGATACAAGGGCGCATGGGGTGGTCGGGGCAGCGGAAAGTCTCACGCCTTTGCCGAGTTGATGATTGAGGAGCACATCATTGACCCCAAGCGCAGAAGCGTTTGTGTGCGTGAAATACAGAAATCACTGAATCAATCTGTCAAGCGTCTGCTGGAAACCAAGATTGAAGCAATGAACGCAGGGGCTTACTTTGAAATTCAGGATTCGGTTATCAAGTCCAAAAAGGGCGATGGTGCGATTATTTTCCAAGGTATGCAAAACCACACAGCCGACTCAATTAAGTCGCTGGAAGGCTACGATTGCGCTTGGGTTGAGGAAGCCCAAAGTTTGAGTCAAACCAGCCTTGATCTGTTAAGACCAACAATCCGCAAGCCTGATTCAGAACTTTGGTTCACTTGGAATCCAAGGCAACAGTCCGACCCAGTGGATTTTCTATTGCGTGGGCCTGAACCGCCAAATGATGCGGCAGTTATCAAGGTCAACTTTGGTGATAACCCGTGGTTTCCACAAGTCCTAAAAGACGAGATGGAATACGACAAGCGCAGAGACCCCGACAAGTATCAGCACGTTTGGATGGGTCAGTACCTGAGAAACAGCAATGCAAGGGTCTTCCGCAACTGGAAAATTGACGACTTTGATGCACCGCCAGATGCTATTCACCGCCTTGGTGCTGATTGGGGATTCTCAGTTGACCCGACAGTTTTGGTGCGTTGCCACATTATTGGGCGCACCCTGTACATTGATTATGAAGCCTATATGGTGGGTTGTGAGATTATCAATACCCCTGAGTTATTCATGCAAATTCCAGAGGCTGAGAAGTGGCCTATCGTGGCAGACTCAGCCAGGCCGGAAACCATCAGCCACATGAAGCGCAACGGTTTCCCAAAGATCATGACTGCAATCAAAGGGCCAAAGTCGGTAGAGGAAGGCATCGAGTTTTTGAAGAACTACGACATTGTTGTTCACCCTCGTTGCATCCACACAATTGACGAGTTGAGCCTGTACAGTTATAAATCAGACCCATTGACAGGGCGAATATTGCCCATGCTTGAGGACAAAAAGAATCACGTTATTGATGCTTTGA